CAATCCAAAATCTAAGATCTATGAGTTCATCAAACAGACAGAAAAAGATGCTGAAGAAGCAAATAAATCAGGAATTGTGTTGATGGCTCAGGATCGTCGTGATATTATAGTTTTAATTAAGCAAGATAGCCATATATGTAATCAACTAAAGCTTAACAACAAAAGAGTAATATACATCTTGAAGGACTATGCCTTAACAGCATTTAAAGATCTACTAAGTATAGATAGGTCTTTATTCTTTAATTAAGTGAGTAAACATTAACTGTTGAACTTCTAAGAGCTTGTTCATAAGTTCTTTAGAGGAGTACTGGGTACTATTTAAATCCATCTTAGGTTCATCCTTACCAGTTAAACCTATAGATCCATCTCTACCTATCCCATTACCAGAGGTATACGATAGCCCGTGTCCAACACCCTCAGTCCCAAGACCCCCTAAATTAAATCCTGTCCCAGACTCCCTAAATTTTAAGAAAGATAATGGATTATCTGAAGCAATCATAGGTCTAACAGCATCTCGTACTAATTTATTTCTTTTATATTTTTTAAAGCTTCTTTTTGTGGGACTAACATCACAAATGACATCACTACAGTCATCTCTATCTATAGCTCCTCTAGCAAACATCCATGCTATAACATGTTTATATCGAGGATCATTAGCAGCCAAACCTTTTCTAAGGAACCCATGAACAAACTGATCCTTTAGGTCTGCCTCCCTCTTCTTCTTTCTATTAGCTGAAAATTTTCCTAGATCATCTTCAGAAGGCATATATAACCCAGTGTCTGATGGCACAGCAGCCATTAATTCGGATCTGATTTGATCACCATCTAGATTAGGGGTTCTAGTATCAGGACTAAGCAATTTATCAATATGACTTAGACCCCTCTCCAGACCCTCAAAGACGTCAACCATAGCTCTCTGCTCAGTTTTCTGCATAGCTCTACTTTTACCACCCTTTAATGGAATCCTGATATTTTCTCTCATAGCAGACATCCACTTCTGATCAAGTAAAATATTTCTACCCCCTTTCTGTCCTGGGACATGATCATCAAACATACCATTCTTACCAACAGTAAGCTGACTTAAAGTTTCTAGGATGGTATCATGATAAGTTCTTGTACTACTTAATTTAGGATTACCACTAGTGTAATACTTAAGAGAGTCCCACGCAGCATACACCTCTGTCTCAGAATCATAACTAGAGTCTAACCCCCAATCTTTTATTATATCCTCTACCTTACCACCAATAAGAGCAGCTATATCTCCTAATGCAACTTTATCAGTAGTAGAACCGAAATACTCTTTAGCTTTTTCTTCACCATCCTTATCCCCACTAAAAAGTAAAACTTGGTCTGCTTTAAACCCCTGTTTACCTGCATCAGCAGCATCACCAGTTCGTAAAGCTGCAATCGCCCCAGAATTCTTTATAGTTTCCCCTCTAATCTGTGCAGCTACTCTTAAAAATCCCCCAAAAGTATCTGATACATCCTCTATCTGGGACATAGCCTCTATCCATTCCTCGGCAATTTCCGTGGTGCCCATCTCCCCACTATAAACCGCATCAGATATCTGAAGAACTTTTCCAATGTTCTTTTTGTATTCGTTATCTAATTTATTGTACTCTTTCTTAGCCTGTTCCCATCTTTCTAAACTAAGTAAAAGAATAATCCTATCTATATTCTCTGATACATTAGTTATAATTGCTGTAGACTTTACGGATGTATCTCTAGTCTTAAGAAGCCCTCTATCTATAGTCTCTATAACCAATGTTTTAGCATGATCATCATCTAATTTTTCAACAACACCATTGTATTCTTTGATAGTATCTATGAGTTCTTTATGTCTACCACCATCAAATTGAATACCCAAATCACCAAACCCATCAGATATAAATAGTAAAGTCTTCCCCTTTACAGTTTCTACTAATTTGAAATTATTTCGTATCATTTCTAATTGATCTACTAAGGGATTACCCTCATCAGTTATGGGATTAGTAAGTGCTGGCAAAAGATTTAATAAATTATCTACTGCGCCCTCTATTTGATCAGGATTTGCGATAGATCTATCTAATTTTAGACCACCAAGCTCCCCTAAGGATACTCCGAAAGCCTTACCCCCCTTCATAGTTTTAGAAACGGCACCAAAGAAAGACATATCATCATGTATGTCCCCATACCTCCCCCATTTTTCTGGGTCTTGCTTAAACTTAGTATAAAGTGCAACAAGATCCCCTAAAGTACCATCTAAAACCGTATTTCCATCTTCGTCAGTACGTTTGGGGGGAAATGCGGTTTGTAACTCAACCCCTAAACGAGTGTCACGAAATTCTTGATAATTTGGGTTAGTACCAAGATCCTCACCAACTTCAGCCCCAGACTCAGACTGCCATAACCATCTAGTAACTTCATTAGTGAAAAATTGCTCAAATTGGAAAGTGGTATTACATTCTTTATCTATTACTGCGTCCCTGTTTGGGTTTGATGCCCCCCTTGCAGTCCAATAAACTGCACCCACGCAAGATTCATCACTAGCAGTGGGTGAATCTAATGCTGCGGAATCAGGTTTTTTTTCAGTAGATTTATCTTTTTGTGTTGTAGCCCCTTCTGTATTCTCAGATCTAGGTTGGGTTATAGCAAACTCTTTTACTAACTCTGCATCACCAGCTAAGTTTACACTTACATTATCCCCACTCTGACCAGGAGTGCTTCCTCTAAAAACAGATGTGATTCTTCTAATAATCTCTTGAATAGTCTTACCCGCTGCTGTGAGAGGATCAATTTCCCCATCAGGATTATTATGTTTGGCTATAAGAAGAAGTTTTCCGTAGGTAATATCAGAAGTGGCCTCATCAATCCTAGAAGACTCATCAATCTTGATACGCAGTTTCCTCTTCTTAAGAAGTCCGTAGCTCGTTAGTAAATCTTCAAAAAAATTCATGATAGTAGAAGAGCCCAACCCAACCAAAGACAGAGGCTGAGTTGGGCTCTTGGCTTATTTATTATAGCTATTAATTAATCTCTAGAATCCCCTAACTGAATTAAGAAATCATAACGGAAAGTTACAACTATTGTATCAAATTCATTAGTTGCGTATGCTTTCTCAGTCTTAACGAACTTTTTAGGGTACAACCCTACAAATTTTACTAAAGATCTAGGGTCCATTTGACCATCCAACTCTAGAACCTCACAAGTAGTTTTATACTGACCAGGGCTATCTAAATAGGTACTAGTAAATTCTCCAGTCATGGGATCAAAAACTGTTTGGAAATATTTATACAGTTGCCACCCAGCTTTAGTCTTCAAAAGGTTATCGAAGGTAACTTCCAATTCTCCCATGGAAGGTCTACCTGGATAGTAAGTAACGTCATTAACTCTATTAACAGGTATATCTTCTACCTGCATTTGCATACCAGAAACCTTCTTCGCGGCTAAAGTTAATGGCTTAGAAAAAGTTATTGGTACTTCTATTTCTGAGGGTGGGAAAAAAGTTATCTCCCATTGATATGCTCTTACAGACTCAAGATCCTGAGAAATAACGGGAAGTCCATCATTTTCATTTAGGTTTCTGTTAAGATTATTTGCGTAATAAGATGATCTAGCCATAATTTAATCCTTTATAGGGTTGCCGCTTGGTTAGTGAGATTAAGCTCAAAGACCACAATCTCTGCTGCTTTAGTAGGTTTAAGAAGAACTTTACACCACAATTCATTTCTATCTACCCTTACTGGTGTATTAGTGGTCTCGTCACATACAACTTTGTAGTCCACTAAACCTCTTCTTCTCATTATATCGCCCAACAAGGGATCAACTACATTAACTATTCTCTCCCAGGTAACCGAATCATTAGGCTCGAAAACAAATCTTCTAGTAGAAAGTAATAATTGTTTTCTTACAATTATCATAAGTCTTCTTACATTAACTCTATCAAGAGCAGTAGGATCCCTTTGAGCAGTTCGCTGACCGAAAATCATAATTCCCTGTTGTGGGAAGTTAACAATAGGATTCACGATATTACCACCGCTATACATAGTGTCCCTGTCGCCCTGGTTGACACTAACCTCCACCTCTGTAGGTTTGGTCAGGCGACCACGCACAACACCAGCAGGGGCGAACCAGGGCTCTCCTACATCGTCTGTGTAAGCCATCTGCCTTATAGCAAATATGGCAGGGTCATAGTACCTATCCTTCTGAGCTATTACATCAAAAGTTTTTACCCAAGGCCAATAAACAGCAGCATAATTGCTTGCAATTGCAGCAGTTCTTTCGTCTGATTGTCCATTAGTCCAATCAATTGCTTGCTGAACACTAGTTAGACCTTCAGGTGGAGCGACCACAGCCAGATAGTTTTGAGAAGTTTCAGCTAAACTGATAAGTGTATTCTGAACAGCTTGTGTGGCTATACCTGGGACAGCAGCCAAGGAAATGTTAAGGGTATCGTTGTCGAGGACGTAAATACCAGTCTTATCAGAAGCAAGACCAATAAGTTGAGAAGTGCCCTCCGTACCATTATCCCCACCAGTTAAACCAAAAGTCCCCTCTTTAAACTTACAGAATCTTGGATCTACTAAGTTTACTCCAGAACCATTATTACCATCTAGACCAAGCGCGGCCCCAAAAAAGTTAGTATTTAATCTAGATTGGAAGGTTGTCATAGCGGTAGGAGAAGCGTCAGCTAATCCCTGAACAAAATATCCTTTAACAAACTGAGATTTAAGATCTGTGGCTCCAGTATTAAGCTGGTCCTCTGCGAATGCGCCTGAAGCTATCAAGGACATTCTGAAAGACTCTTCCGCAGCCCCGTCCTTATTTATTTGAACATTAGTATTAACACCACCAGTACGAAGTACTTCAGTAGAGAACCCACTAGTAGTTCCGTCTGGGGCTGTACCTTCATTGTACCCTTTTCCTGGGTATAAACTTTGGACTGAATATGAAGCACTCCTAAGAGATCCTGTAGAGTCTATATCAATACCTTGAACCGACACGGAAGACATAGAAAACCCGTTTGCGGTTTGTAAATTATTACCCGATATATCAACAGGATACAAAGCGGATACTCCTTCAGCAACAGTTCTACCAGAACCACTAAATGCTGATGCTGTTAGTATAACACCAGATCCAGCATAACCAGCAGTTACCCAAGCCTTACTAGTATCAGTACCATCAAAATAGGCTCCAACAGCAGCACCATCCAAACCCCCACCTACAACACTCTTAATAGCATACGCTTGAGAAGATGCATCTCCAGTAGAAGTACTAGCTGGAATATCAAATTGCTTGGGGGTAGCGAATACATCTACACCATTAACATTCACTTGAACATCCAGGTACAGATCTGAGCTAGTTCCGTATCCACTAGCTAAGGTATCAAACGCTGGGCAAGAACCTATAACTACAGTAGAAGAAGCATCAGCAGCAGTAGCGGAGTCGCTACACCTGACAAAATACATACTATTAGTAGTCTCTAAAATCTCTAGAGACCCCTCTAAAGCCTGACCCACAATATCTTCGGTGGGGTTACCAAAGTTCTGAATTAAACTTTCTTGGCTAGTAATTAGAGTAGCTTTATTAATTGGTCCTTGGTTAGCGAACCCAACAATACCAACAACAGAAGGATTAATGGCTACTGGGTAGTCACTTAAATCTTTCTCTATAACATATACACCTGGGCTTACAAAACTAGCCATAATTTATCTCCTTATGCGTTGGTAATCTTTAAAATTCGTCTTTTAGCCAAATTCTTAACTGTATTGGTTAAAGCTGAATCAGGAACAACAACCTGTTCCCTGGGGGTGATCCAAATACCTTGAGGACCTTTAGGGGTAGAAAGTATGATCTCTCTTCCCGTGTACGAATCGTTCTTAATTACTTTCATAACATTCTCCTATCTGTATTTATCCCTACAAGAGAGTATAACACTAATTATTTTTTTAGGAAACCCAAAGCTCACTTACCACCTTCTCCATCCTACCAGTAGAGGTTATTTTAAACTTAGGGCTAGGTATAAATGCCTCCACCTCCAAAGCATAAGTTTTCCTTAACACCCTATCCTCTCTATCCCCCGCACCAACAGTGCTTTTATTGGTCTCGGAAAGTAAAAAAGCCTTAATAGAGCTACTTACAGGGGTCTTAAGGAGTACGCTAGGATTAAATCTAATCCTAATAGCCTGGGATATTTGGTCTATATCTTCCATATATTTACACCACAGATTAAGATTAAAAATTAACTTAACGGGAACGTCAGCAATCCCAACTATCCTTTCGGCTCGTTGTATATCTTGATTCCATACTGTTTCATATATAATTATATCATCAAATCTGCGCTTTGTAGCATCGTCCCTAGCCCCATCTTGATGAATAGTTATTATTGGTAGAATTATATTATCTTCTTGAGATAACTTAGCTACGGTCCTCTCAGGGTTTCCATGCACAGACTTTACTCTCGTAAGTTTATTTTCCCCATCAAGAAAATGAACATTACCAAAGGATACAATTAGTGCGCGTAGTATATCCTTATATACAAACGGAGATAGAGTAGAATTACTAGTAGCCTCCAATATATAAGACCTAACTTTAACTCTAGAGGACCTTCCCGTACCAGAGGTGGAGGTCCCAGAATATTCTGTTGTATCTTTTAGTAGATCTGGTATCTGATTACCAGTATATACAGATTCTCTAGGATTCGACATCTATATACCCACCTAAATTATCAGACCTATCAGGAAGAACTTCATCCACAACTTCTTTAGAGTCCCGAAGAAGACGAGCAGAACAAGCTAGATGGAAAACACCATAAATCTCAAAGCTATCTTCTTGTACCTCAAAAATTTCATACTTTTGAGATTGAAATTTAGGCTCTACGATATCCCCTGGGATAGGTGATCTGTGTAAAGCTTGCTCTATATAGGATTTATTAAATATAAATAATTGATCATTAGTAAGTTCTATACCAAATTCAGTTAAAGATTCTTCTAGAACTGTTGGATTATAATGACCATGAACCACAACGGGCTCTGTATCTACTACTTTACCTCTAGTTTCTCTATAAACTTTATCGTAGTCCTCTGATCTTCTAAATTTAAAGTAAAGTAATTCCGATCCCCCAAGCCTTATAATTTCATCATCTATCAAGTTAAATAAATTAATATCATTATTGGTTTGGTCAAATAAACTAAGCTCTGTCCCACCCAAAAGCTCAGGGAGCGGAGGCATAGGAGTAGTTACTTTAAAATTCTTTCTCTTGGACATTAGTAAGTAGTGAATCTAGGTGGTTGCTCAATCTCAGAGAGAAGCTCTTCTTTAAGGCGTTCCTTTTCTGCGGTTCCCTCTTGTACGAGAGCCTGACCATTTAATTGGGACCCTCCAGCGGGACCAGGGATAGTCGAGTATTTACCTCTAATCTCACCAAGAACCACCTTAGCACAAGCTAAAGCAAATCTTTGAATCCAGTTCCTGTAAGCAGGAGCTATAGTATTACTATCTATAGCCTTGTATTCTAATATAACCCTCTCTGGCGTAACAGCAGGGGGTGGATATAACTGTAAAAATTGGTTATTAATAATATCCCAAGTGCCGTCTTGGCCTAGAATCTTTCTAGTCATCTCCATAGTAGATTGAAGAAGGTAGTAATCACCTATACTAAAGTTATTAAAAAGATAATTATCTTGGAAATACTTAATAAAAAAGTCAAATTCTAAGGTTCCTGCCTGAGACTGAATACTTAGTAAAGACTTCTTGTATATTACATTGTAAAGATTATTAATCACCCAGGGGGGCAATGAATAAAGATTTATATTAGCAGACGCATCAAATACTGCGAACTGTCTGGTCCATGTAGGAGCATGATAATCTAATTGTGTGATAGCCTCATCTATACAAGTTTTAATTTGATAAGAAGTAAGTTCTACTCGTATAATAGGATGACCCATCCTAGCCAATACAAAACTATTAATAGTCTCCTCAAAGTGATTAAACTCAACACCATCAGATTCAGTTGTAGCATTTAATTTGCTAGGATCTATAACTCCTAAAGGTATATTCTCTAGCATATTATTGGACATAGGAGCCAGTGCCCCCGAATTCCCAAATACACTCATCATAGGTTTACCTATCGTTGCCATCTTTAATCCCCTTAGTTTTTATACTACTTTTTTTAGGTTTAGGTTTACTTTTCTTGGGCTCTATTAGTTTTAAATAGGAATAATCTAACTTAACAGCAGACTCAATTATCTGCTGTGGTCTTATTTCTAGAATGTCAGATCCTACATACAATAACATCTTAAATCTACACGTACTTTTATACTTATACATGAATCCCCTACTTTATATAGCACTAAAACAAAAATAGGGTGAGGAGTTTTTCATCCTCACCCCATATAATTGTCATTTAGTAGTTACTACACAGCACCGGCACCAGTGTTAGTAGCAGTACCAGTCCAGTCACCCACAAGGTTACTAGAACCAACGAATCTAATGATACGATAGAATCTAGACTCTGGGGTAATAGCAGCTTTGCCATACCGAGTAATCAGACCCTTACGAGGCTGGAAAGTCTCGGGATCAACAATCTTCGGCAGACCCTGGAGAGGAATGTACGGAGCGTACACATAACCAGCATCCATCGGGCTGTTACCTTTGTAACCCATAAGAATTTCATCTTCTGGGTACAGAGGATCAACATACATATCGTAGCGTCCCATGAACTTACCAACATAAGAAACAGTGTTTCTACCCATGTTAGTAGGACCATCAGACTTGTCAATGCCACCTTGAAGTTTCGCAGAAGACTCAAGAAGAGATGCAACCACAGGAGAGCAAAGGATCCAGTTACCAGGACCACGCTGAGTAGACTTATAAATATCTTGCGATACAATGTTAATCAAAGCAAGCAAGTTAGCATAAGTATCTCCAACATGACGAGGAGCAAAGTTCAGAGCCGTAGAGGTCCAATCCATAAGGTACACATTTCTAAGTGATCCCGCTGGGTCAGTACCTGGAAGTACTGGGTTATTTTGGAAAGTACCAAAGTTAGAATCATTAGGTTCTGTACCCTGACCAGTAAAGTTATTACTGTTAGCCCAGTTAAGGTTACTTCTATTCCACGGACCCACAACACTAGTAACATCATACGCGATCATGCGAAGATCTTCAATAAGTTCACGGTCAATCTCAAGACGAAGCTCAGAACTAAGAAGTTCAGTAAGCTCACGCTCAAGATCAAGGTTATGGTAAGCCTTAAGATCTTGTTGAGCTTCAAGAGTCCAGAGGGCTCTCATCTTACGAGTACGAGCAACAACAGGCTGTTGCTCAATGTGGAAGGTCATGTCAGGAATATTAGTACCAGACAAGATCTCACCAGCACTCATACTAAATCCCCATGTAGATCTAGCACCAACAGGGGGGAAGTTAGCAATCTGACCACCAATAGTCTGATTAACTGAACCAGGATCGTTTCCAGCGAGGCTCATATCAGACAGGTCATACCCCGTAGCTGGGGCAGTGAAAGTACCATCAATACCAGTAGTGGTATTGTCGATAGAAGAAGCGACCAAGTTTTGCCACGTAAGGTCGTACTTACTGTACAAGGTCTCTACAGTGCGAGGATTTCCAATACCTCGATCAGAACCTAGGTAGAAAATTTGAGAGACAGGACCACTCATGGGCTGAACGCCACAAATCCTGTTAGCAATAAGCTCTGGGAAAACCCTACGAACTAGAGGGAAAGCGAACTTTTGGAAAGTACCAAGAGATCCAGTGGTAGTAGCACCACCGCTATCTGCTGGGAAAGCTTCGTCTAACCTCTCGTTCATAAGAGACTTTGCTTGGTTCTCAAGGAGTTGTGCTGTCACTCTCTGAGTATAATAATCTTCGATATCTTCAAGAACGGGAGCCCACTTACACATGATTTCGTCATCTGCTCCAGGCTCAATAATGTCATTATCAATCATAGGAAAAATCCTTAATTATTTGAGTTTGGCATGTAAGCCATAACTTCATCAGTTAAGAACGGGTTCCCTTCATAGTTATGGTTAGGGCTGTCCTTTACAGGTGCATCCACATTTTCTGTAATAACAATAGCTCTCTCGGTGGACTCGAAATCACTACCAACTTCTTCTTCAAGAATATTAAAAGATTCTTGAAGTTGTTCTTTTTCTTCAGAGATAACAGATACTTTATCTTCCAAATTGGAGATAACCCTATCTAATCTTTGGTTCTCTCTGATGGTATCAGAGAGTTCTCTAGCAAGGATATCATTATCATCATGCACTTTTTCAACATCCTCATTAACTTTGTTAACTACGGGAGCTAAATCATCACGATCAATTTCAAAGGCTAGAATGGTCTTAATATCGTGAAGAGCTTGAGCGTCACGATAAATCTCATGCGACTCAGAAAGCTCGTCTAGAGCAGCCTCTTGAATGGCATCCATTTGGTGACGAAGGAATGCATGAACTTTATTAGTAAGCATATCCATCTCTTCGTCAAGTCTTTCGGAAATAATACCTTGCATAACCTTTGCAATCTCAGAAATAAGCTCTTCGCTCATTCCTTCTGGCAGTAAGTCTGCAATATCTTTTACTTTGTCTGACATAATTAAGTCTCCTATCTGTTTATATGTATGCACCCCATATTAATAGAGGTGTTTTTTATTATTTTTTGTTCGCCTAATCTCTATACTTCTTAGATCTACTTCGGATAATGGTTCTAACTGGAGGGCTATCTGGGACACCCCCCGCTCTCTGAACGGCAGCTAAAAGCCCCTGTTCTCTTTTAGTTTTAGCCGACGAAGCTAGATTAACACTTGCATCTGTTGTAGACGCTGGGCCTTTCCTCTTCCTCTCAGCAGTTTTAAGCTTGTGTTTCTGTAATGCTTCCTCAGCAGCCTCCCCTTGAGCCCTCTTAAACTTAGGACTTATAGCTCTTTTAGTTCTTTCCGTTGATGTGGAGGAAGATTTACCAGCAATTTTCATCTCGTTCAACTTATCTCTCATAAAGTTAACGAATTGTGTGGAATCATTGGTAGATTGGCTACGCCTAAGTTGTTGTAGGGCTGCATCCCCACCACCTAAACCCAGAGACGATCTTCCTCTAGTTGTTTGTCCTGGGTTTAATCCAAGTTTTTGTCTTCTAACTTGGGTTCTAACTCTCACTCTGCCTCTTCGTACTTCCGTCCCCCCCCTCTTAATGGCTGATGCCCTAATGTCGTCCTGCTTTCCTGCCTCAGGTTCATCTATAGGAAATCCAGGGGCTGGCTCCAGTGCCGCAATTTCCCTAGCAGCCTCAGTCCCTATCTTTTTGCTCCTCCTTCTACCAGCAGGAGTACTTTCAACCGTTAACTCTTCTTTAAGAAGAGTAGTAAAGTTCTTAACCTTTTGGGCTTCTGGGTACACAGTATCAATAATCTCTTGGATCTGGGTAGACTCTGTAAGACCAGGGAAAGCACCTCTGGTTGAAGGATCTGCCACAATGTCCCAAGTGATTAACTTAAAGTCCTCGTTAACATATCTCTTACCGTCCATCTCTTCAGTAACAGTACCCATACCTCTAGAAGAAACACCTATCTTAACTCCCCCATCAATAAGAGCTTTAGCCACCTTACCAGACGGAGTATCAAGTATTTCAGCCTCACCAACAAGCTCATTACCCTTCATTTTAAGATCAGTAATCAAGTGAGATACATTAGAAAGTTTAACTGAATCATTTTGTGGGTGGTCTAGCTCTCCCATCAACCTTCTTTCAGTCATAGCTTCAGCAAGTTTAGAAATTTCTCTTTCCAGAAGAGGCTTTCTATAAATTCTTTTGTTATTATTAGCTTCATCTGCTCTCTGAAAGCATCCACGAATCTTCATAGGACCAGAGCCAGCACCCTCGTTTATAATTTGTAAGTTCTCAATAATGAATACGTCTTCTAATAATTTCATAGGTTATCCTTTAGTTTTTTTAATATACTTCTTACCCTTACGGGCTTCTCTTCTCCCTTTCGCAGAAAGTTTCTTTGCCTTCTTTCCTGTATACTTGTGTCCCACTCTAGCTGCATGATCTTTAACTGAACCCCACTCTGCACTAGGAGTAGCACTTCCTGGAGTAAATCCTTTTGCTATCCTTCCACTCACTACCGACTCAGAATCGGTTCCACCATGAGTTCTTTTTGAAATAACATAAAGTCTTCTAGATCCTTTAGTAGAAAAAATATGTCCTGGTCCATGAGAGCTTAAAGCAGCTTTGATGGTAGAGTATACCTTTACCCTTCCCTTAATAGCTAAGTTTCCGCTTTTCCCTTTAGTCTTGTAAGAACCTCGACCTGAGGGGTAACGACTACTTTTTTTCTCATTAAGAGGTTCGTTTAATAACTTTAGTGCGTTTATTACGTCCACGATATTTTCCAGTAATGTTAGTAGAAGAATAACCAGTACCTATAGACTGTGTGGTAGGCATACCCATACCAGCCATCTCTGCAACTAAGGAAGTAAGTTTGTTGATAGTTTCAACTAGTTCCTCCCGCAAACTTACTATTTTTTCCTGAAGAATTTCTTGCTCGGATAGTAAAGGCTTCTTAACGGTTTCTCTATTAGAAGACTTCTTATCCACACCAAAGGATTCTTGTAAGACTTGTTCAACCATAGATATGGGAATATCTACATCAGATATATCGACCTCTGTAGTAGGTAATTCCTTAGGACGAGCTACTTCAGGAGTAGAGCCCTCTTTAGATACCTCCCCAGAGTCCATTAGAGACATAGCAAAGTCTCCGATGCTCATTCCCGACTCTTCTAATTTACCCATTACTCGTCGTCTTCGTCAACAGCCTCAACAATCAGACCAGCATCAGAAAGAACACCAAGAATTTCCTCAGCGTTTTCAATAATAAAAGACTCTTCAACCTGCTCAGAAATTAGACCAGCTTCCGAGAATACTTCCATCATAGCAGAGGCATGCTCTTCAAGAGCTTCATCTGTAAGCTCATACTCACCAAAATCAGCTTCACACAGAGGACAAACATTGGTAACCTCAGTTTCTTCCTCTTGAACCTGAGTCTCCTCAGACTTACGCTCATCAACACGAATACCAGCCTTATCCCAACCACGGGTCTCTAAAAGCTGATTAACAAAATCACTACTTACTTTATTCATTTTTTTCTCCAAAAATTGGTATTGGCATTCCTGCCTATTGTATCTATTACATATAGAGGTATTTAGACTATTTTTTTTAAAATTAGTTAAGCTTATACAGGGGGGTCTGGGTGGTCCCCAGGCATAGCGAATACATTAGGGGAGCAATTTAATGATGTCCCCTCTTCATTTCTATATACCGTTATAGGGTGCGAGGAATAGTCATCCCCCATTGTTGATATTGTGATTGATTGAAATCCATTATCATTAGCGAATACTGTAGGTGATCCACTACCCATTAGGACAGTATGTAGTGGGCACTTATCCCCTACAGGGTATTTATGGTCTGTACATGCGTCCCCCATCCTAACAACTCCTATACCATTAATCAATACATCATCAGAGCATTCATCTGTGGTGGTCATCGCATCACAAGCATGTCCAGTATCAACGAAGTCGGTCTCATCTCCTCTAGCTACCGCTGATAAATTATAATCTTTCATTTTAGTCTAATGGGGTTGGCTCTATGGGGGTATGGTCAATCTTAGCCTTCAACCATACTATATTTTCATAAACTGAAGACTTATCATCATTATTCCCCAACCAATTTTGAGATCTATAATTCTTTAGTCTAGGGTATAATTTATTAACAGATTCATCAGAGGAGGGTTTACCTACACTTAACGCAGAACTAAACTCATTAAAATTTCTACACTCTCTATGTAGATACTTCATCATGGGTATCTCCATCCTATCATAAACCTCGTACCAATTAATAGTATTATTAGAAGGTATTACATAATCATCTTTCATAGCTTTAGCCAGCCTGTAAACCTCTCTTACACCAAAAGCTGGTCTGGGTAATGTAGGTTCACCTTCATTATAAAGATTATTATCAGCTATAGATTTAGTATTCATAGAATATTGTACAGCCTGTGTATTCTCAACAGTGGGGTTTATCCCCCTTCCTGGGTACGCTAATCTTTCTTTTAGGAAAATGGGATCCCAAGTATCTAATTTGTCAGGATTATAATCTAACACTATTTTCAATTCTCTCATACCGTAACCTACAGACTTAGATATAGCGTGAGTCAGAATATTCTCCGTTCTGTCAGAGGGGTAGGCTACTATGGTCTGTACAGGACCCCTTCTAGGGATTATTGGGAGTCCACCATTATCGTAAGAAGCTTCATCGAATAAATCTAATACAAAATCTTTGGATATAACCTCGATAGTTCCATCATTTTGCCAGTAACTAGCTATAGGATCTTCAGCGTTAAAATAAAACTCCAGGTAGGGGAATGCTGCTCCCGACCCTTCCGTATTTACCCAGGCATTCCTTGCGTCTACATCTGTTTCATACTTATAAGTAGCTTTACTTTTACGTATAAAAGGATTATCTCTAGGCATATCTTCTACATCCTGTAGAGTAAACATATAAAAATCTTTTCGCTTATTAGAAATACCATATTTTTCATCTACTCTTGAGGAGGCATCAGTAGTAACTTTCATAGTAAAATCATACTCATCCCCAAGTATATACATTAGTTTTTGTAATACCTCAAGACTAAGTATTCCTGCTCTATCAATTAAACTCTTAACGGGTATTTCTGCTATCCCCCCGTCTGATAAAGTAACTCTCTGTAAATCACCATTACTCATAACTAATGTACCATCCCCGTCTAGAACTATGGTATCCTTAATATCATAATATAAAATAGTAGTAGTACCATCAGAGGTAGTTATAGGAAGACCCTTCTCTAAATCAGGAGCCAAAGTCTTCCAAGTCCTAATACGCTCCGCTACTCTAACTTCGGTATAGTTATCAAATTTAAGAGGCCATATAGATTCGGTGGCTAACTGTATAGCTGCTGCCTCATTAGCTATAGTGCCTGTACGAGTAGTAAGAATTTTAGTAACCTCCACCTCATCTTGGTTATAACCCACTCTAACTCTTTGAGCATCAACATCCACCATCCTATCTGCAACATGAAGCCAATCCGTAATATCTAAAGTATCCACTTTATTAAGTACTATTAAATTTCTAACGGTCCTTATAAATTCTTTTGTTATTGTTCTTCCAGTTGAATCTTTAGCCTTATTTAATCTTTCAATAATACTATCATGTATACTTTTTACTAAATTTTTAGTATTTAAATCAGTAAAAGGTCTATCACTAAATCTAATTTGTTTATTAATGATATCCACAGTAGCTTTAATACCTACATGAACTATATCTTTAAATAAATCACCTCTTAAATTTCCTCTAGGAACTCCTACAAAAGTTCTACTGTTTTCAAATTTTGTGTTGTTAACATACTTTTGGTATACAGGATCCGTGTTACCATCTACACCATAAATTTTTTCGTAAGCAGTCTTCCCACCATAAAGAGCATACCCATCATCAACAGGTTCCTCTACTTCCTCTACTACATCCTCCTCTCCTGGACCCCCTTCCCTCGTACTGGGGTCGCACTCCTCACCAGCTAATATACACTCAGCCTGAGTCTCATAACAGGTTGGAGGAGCAAGAGGTTTTAAAATACACGCCCCATTTACCATATGCTTCTCACATGAAATGCTTGGCTCACAATTAAGATCTGGTCCTCCTATAACTATAGTTTCCCTATCCTCTATGGGCATTATACATAAATATCCATCAGGACACCCAGCACATGCTGTGTCACATGCATCTTTTGTTAGATAATGATCAGCTTTAGAACCGTTATAAATACCATTGGGGCACCCTTCAGGGGCTATATCACAATTATCACCTTTTAAAGTAACTTCGGTACATAGATGATAACTTCCCCCTTCCAACCTAGTACATTTCCATGCTTGACAAGTTAACTCTTCTTTACAGGTAGCATCACAACTAGGCTTATCACTATATACCGTTTCACCACCAACTTGACAAGTTAATCCTGGGCTTGAAATGCACTCCTTAAGAATATTGAAAAAGTTAGGGCACTCCCAATCACCAACCATAGTGCCATCACAATCCCCTTCCGCTAGAGGGTCGCACTCCTTGTCCTTACAAATGTAACCAGGGCACTCAGCACCACCAGTACACAATTGATCACCCGCAAAGTCAGCAGCTATACAGCTTTGGGGATCTTTGTATGCCCCCAAACAGGGCCAAATTATATCTTCACACCCAAACTGCCTCCCCTTTCCACACGCATTACTTGTAAATAAGTTATAATCTGAAGCTAAATCAACTTGATCACAGAAACCAGGGCCTCCCTGGCATCGCCAGCCCCGGCACATAATTTCATCTCCTGTACAAAAATGCTCACATTTTTCATCGCAAGCATCTTGACAAGCTATTTGACCCTCCCACGCTATACAGTCATCATTTCCATTTACACAATCTTCATCCACTTCAAAGGGCACATTACAGTTACAATCTTCATCCCAATTTAAATCAAGTGGGGGGGCGCAACTATAATATGTGACTTTACCATTACATTCATCGTCATCATCGTCATCCCAACCTCCCCCACCACCTCCACCACCTCCAGGTGGACCATCACCTGGGGGCAAAGACCCAGGATCTTGCAACCAACAAGTTATAAATGTTCCAGGCATAGTTTATTATATTTCAGGTAACTAATTTAAGTATAGAACTAATACCCGAATTCATCTTTATTCCGTTTACATATTCTGCGGGATACCCTATAACTTCAAAGTGTACTGAAGGATAAGTACACCATTCTCCCCTAAACATTGCGTTGGCGGTAGTACCTATACTGGCAAAAGCCGCAGTTCTCTTAGCATACTGTTGGGGTATCATACCATTCTCACTGGTCACCATAATTCTACTCCATCGTGTATCATTTCTAAGCATGGAGGGAGAGCCCTGCGTTTTCCTGCTGCCAAAGCCTCCAGGGCCGTAGTCTTCAGTACCACCATAAGAATCACCATTAACCCAGCAAGCTACTATATTAAAATGATCATCATGTTTCTCTACATATAATCCATGAGGCTGCATCCATATAGACTGGTCATCATTGTCAGATATATTAATATATTTTGGATCAGATGCCGCTGGCACACAATTTACATAACTTAATCTAACATCATAATCGACCATCCAACTGTTCACCTGACTCTTATCAAGATCTATTCGTTTTCTAACAAGCAATGATTGATAGCCTGTACTTTGCCCGTAGCTAGAACCTACCCAAGCTGGATAATCTACATGACCCGCCCCATATTCAGTATTAAAATCAGCATCTTTTGTTAAGCCATAAGTCTGTCTATCAGAGGTATTATAATACTGATTAAATTTATCATTCCTTAATAACCCAGGATCAGTAACTTTAGCGGCAGCCCAAGCAGGGGTATCCCAATCGGGATACTCTGGAACTGATTGCCCAGGTATAACGGGTAGAGCCCCTATTGTATCTGTTAAATATTGTGTAATCCCCACTTTGCTTATATCCACTAATTTATTATTTACAACACTATCATCGGAGGCCAACCTAGCCAATACCCCTTCTGGTCCATACTTAATACCACCAAAAACATAACCAGTACCTACAGGTCTGGGGTATTGGGGCACTTCGGGTATATTTCCGATAACATAATCTCTAAGTTTAGAAGCTGTATCCGCAAGTTGATAATTACTAACTACTGGGTTGGCTAATGATGTGGGGGGATTGGCAGCAGCCAATCCAGCACGTTCGTTATAAGTAAGTTCCGCTGTACGGAAAAACGGTCTAATATCAAAAATATCTTCTGTTTCTATAATTCCTTTACTCTTTTTAGTAAAAACATAAGCTAGGGGAAGAACCGACTGCCCAACTAATTGAAGACTGGTTTTAGATACCCCATCAACTATATATGGAGCAGCATTTAGAAGGTCATCTGGGCTTGGGAAATTAGCAAAAACATTATTTACACCAATACTCGTTTGATTCAAATCAGAAAGGATAGAGGCTATCTGCATATTAGAGTCTGAGTCGAAACCCCCAGAGGAATCGAAGTAATTACTACCATAATCTTTACCGTAAGTCCACGCTTTATGACCAAAGAAATTAACGTCTAGCGGAGCCCCTGCCCACGCCACCTTCCCATTCAAGGCAATAACCCCAGCACCCTTCACTAG